AATATATATAATATAATATATATATAATTATATTTTTTTTTTATTATATTAAATCGTAAACCCTCTCTTTTTACCCTCAACCTGACACCAAAACCTCGACGACGAGCAGGATTTTACCCTCATTAAGAATCTTTACGATTTTTTTTACGATTGTCGTAAAGTGTGGGAGGAGCTATATACTACACTTACTTATCCACTTACTTATCCATAATATTAAATAGGGGCTCTACTTTATAGATATGATGATGGAGATGAAAGACCAGGAAATGAACGGCATGACAACCCAACATACCATCAGTATTTCCATTAAACAAAAATTGTTGCTTAAACAATATCCACAGTTCAGTTTATCAAAATGGGTGCAGACACAATTGACTGAAGGGGAGATGAAGAAAGATGTCTGACCAAGAAAAACCTGATGTGACTGAAATAACCTCCCTTTTTCTCAGACATAAGGATACTTCTATTATTTCAAAACAGACTGGTCTTCCTGAGCAGGTAATAAAAACCCTATTACGACATCATAAAAAGGAGATAAGTCATCTTGTCGACACCTTTGATGATATTCAGCTTGTAATCAATGATGATGGGACAATAGATGTGGAAAAGACTATGGAGAGTGTGACAAGTGCAACTGTCTCTATGGTTAAGGACCGGCATAGTGCGTTTGAACCCATTGAGTTGACCATGGCTCTCAAGGAGACGCGGCAGCAACTTGAAGCACTCCATAAGATGAAAGGACCTGCATTACCATCAGAGCTTCATCTACATCAACATAATGATATTGCCCAAACAATTATAAATCAAATTTTTCGGGGGAAGGGAAAAATACCACTGGAGGTTGTTGATGAACCACACCCCGAAGAATAAAGAGTTGGTATACTATCGAGGTGAAGTAGATGCCTGGATTAAATCTATACGCAAAGAGTTTTCTGAGTTCTCTGGTATAGCGGAGATTGTATATGAGCATAGTGATGATATACAACATACTTATGAGTTGTTGTATGAGTTGAAAGATGAGGTTGAGAGATTGAAGAGGGAGATTAATTCCATTATGGTCATTCAAATCCTGGCTCTCAAGAACCAGAACCGCATAGAAGAGGTGGTTAAGAATAAATGAATTGACTGTTATACAGGAACAGGATTTAGAGAAAGTGTATTTGTTAAGAGATTCTTATATCTCCACAATAAAAAAGAGACAGTTATTCCCATCACAGAGAGAGTTTTCTAATGCCATAATTAGGTCTGTTTTGTTTAATAGGGGGGATATAATTCTTGCTATGTGGACAAGACAGCATGGTAAGACGACCGGGACTGTTGATACCGTAGATTTCCTATTTGAGTTCTATTTTCCATTATGTACACAACTTGGTCTCTCCCATTATCCTTTCTTCAATGTGGGTTTCTTTGCTCCCCAGCAACAGCAGTCCCGGACCGCCTTCACCATGTTAAAGGAATCTCTCCTGCTGGCACAGCATCATACTTTCCCGGTTTCCTTTGATACTTTTAATGGTGATACCATTATTGTCAAGCATACGACAGATGTGGAATATCCCCCACGACAGGCATATTGTTTTACCGCCTCTCCATCATCCCACCCGGAATCAAAGACGTTAAACCTTATTATTTATGATGAATCACAAGACTTAGAGGATATACAGGTTGAGAAAGCTATTGAACCAATGGGGGCATCGACCAATGCCACGCAGGTCTTTATTGGGGTGGGGGGATATAAGAGATGTAAGTTTTGGAAGTTGGCACAACAATTAGAACCGCAGTATAAATTTATCATTGATGTCAATAAGGCGTTGGAGGAGAGGGAGTTGTTATATCAACAAACACATAATCTCATTTATAGAAATTATAAGGCGCATATAGATAAGAAGATGAGGATGGAGGGAGTAACAGAAGAGAGTGACCATTACAAAACTCAATATCTCTTGAAGTGGATTTTGGAGAGAGGGCAGTTTATCACTTATGAGCATCTCATGTCGTTGGAGAAGGACTACGAAGTGTGTGAAGAAGTTACTGATATGGTGTATGTGGGGATTGACTGGGGCAAAATACACGACGGCACAATTGTGACATATGTTAATGAACTGGCACGGGTGCAGGAGTGGTTAGAGTTTTTAGGAGATGATTATAATTCTCAGATAGAAGATATTGCGCTACATACGAGTAAGAAGTATAGAAAGGTTGGGTTAATTCATTGTGATTCTACCGGTACGCAAGATATGGGCGTTGATAACTTGAGAAGGAGGTTGAGAGAACATGGTGTTAGCACTCAGGTGATTGGTGTGCCGTTTACTGCACAGAGCAAGGATGCAATGTATAAAAATCTATGGCGGTTAATGAGTCCTGTTGTTAGTGGTGGACAAAAGCTACAGGAAGCGGCTTTTGCGTTTCCTAAAAAGGCACCACCAGCCAAGAAAGAAAAATTCATAAAGCAGTTCCTTGACCTGCAAAAAGAGATGAAGAATGAGAAGTGGTCGTGTAACCATCCAGAAGGACCACAATACCATGATGATTATTGTGATAGTGCTGCACTGGCATGTTATGCATTTAAGCCCAATGCTGTGCCACAAAAACATAGATTCCAAATGTTTGTGTAAATTATATAATTAAACAATTAAGTTTAAATCATTTAAAAACAAAAGGTGAGAATATGGCAGAGAAAATAGTATCAACTAACAAACCAACATTTTATATCCATGAGGCAGGAGGGGTAAAGCAGGAGCTTGATGCTCAGGCAGATTTTCAGGGGTTGGTGAAAAGGTCTCCTGTGAGGTTTCCTTCTGAGCTTGGTGAGCAGCATCCTCTTGATATGGGCGCAATGGAGGAAATGTGGTTGAGGTTTGGATTTATCAATGCCACCATTCAAAAGATTGTTGGGTTTGTGTGGGGCAGAGGGTTTGGTGTGAAGTGCGATGATGAAAGGGCTGTTGAGGTGATTGATGAATTCAACCGCACCACAAACTTTCCTAATGTTGGCAGGAAGTGGACAACTGAAGGATTATGCAAAGGGCAGGGCTATCTTGAGCTTGGTGGTAGTGATGGAGTGCAGGGCATTAAACTTCTTGATGCAAAGAACATGTATATTAAGCGGGATGAACAGGGCAAGATTAGTGCGTTTAACCAGCTCATTAAAGGTTTCCAGCGAGATAAGATTAATGATAAGATGAAACTGCAAAAAAGTACTGATGGTAAAAATGGTGACTATATTGAGTTTGACCCAAAACAAATTGCACTATTTCAGGTCAATCAGATTGGCGACAGGGCGTATGGTGTGGGAATGATATATCCTAATCTTGATACTATTGACAACTATTTGGGAGCATGTAAGAATATGCATACGGTAATGAAGCGCAAGGCAGGTACACCGTATGATATCACATTAGGTAGTCTGGAGCATAATATTTTCCCTGAGCCAAGTGCTGTTTCTGATATGGGACAAAAACTTGAATATTTGCAAAACAAAACAGAGTGGGTGCATGGTCCTGATGTGGTGATTAAGCCACTTGACTTTGGTAATATTGCCGAGAAGTTTGTGTTCCCCATGGAGCATGATATGGACCAGGTGATGATGGGTTTTCAGACTCCAAAGACAGTGTCTGGTCAGGAGATGAGCACAGGACTTGGCAGTGGATTAAGTAAGGAGCATGGTGGAGCTTTTCAGAGATTTATTGAGAGCATTCAGGAAGAGCTTGAAAAGGTCATTGAGCAGAATATTTATAAGAGAGTTTTACTGGCACAAGGTATTGATGCTCATGTTGAGATTGTGTGGGGACTGCCAAGTGAAGAGGAAAAGCGTGCTCAGATTGAGCTATTGAGAAATCTGCTTATTAGCATTAGCAATCCTGCAATACGACTGGAGATGGAGAAAGATTTGGCACAGTTGATGGATTACGATAAAAGTATTGTTGATGTTGGTGATGCACAACGGCAGGCAGATGCCGACAAACAGCAGGCAGCAGATAGTGAAGAGAAGCCAGAAGATAAAAAGAAAAATCCTTTTTTGTTTAGCAAGCTTACCAGATGGTGGAAAGGGAAAGATATGCATAAACATGAAGAGGACTTTGGCAAAGACCATACTTTGATTGAGTGGGTGGGCTTTAATTATAGTTCATTTTTACAGGACATAAAAAAGGTTATCAGGAGAGACAGTTTTGCAGACTTGGCGGCAGCAAATCAGGCAGAGATTGATGCTGGCTATTTGAATAAAGTGCAGATTATTAAATTGAAAGAGACACTAACTGAGGCATTTATGCGAGGATATTCCATGCATACTCTTGCTTCAACTTTTGTTGCGCAGGATATTATTTCTGACTTATATCAGATGACTGATGGAGAAAGGACTTTACTGCTGGATAAGGCAACAAGAAGCATAATGGTGGCAAGAACAGAGACCATACGGCTTAGTGCTCTTGGCAATCTTACAAATTATGAAGATGCTGGATTAACTCAGGTGAGGTTTTCAGCGGCATTTAGCGAGAGGACTTGTGAAGAGTGTGCGTTCCTTAATGGGCATATTTATGATATCGCCGAAGCATTTAGCAGAATTCCGGTACATCCAAATTGCAGATGTAGATGGTTGCCGATAGTGGGAGGGTAAGATGACAAGTGTGAATGAAGTACTGGTGATGGCAGACTTGAGGACTGCTGGCTGTGCCAAGTGTGGGCTTGATATTGAGCAGTTGCGAGCAAGAGATGGAGGCAAGCCCTTTCTTATTGCCGTCAAGGATGAGATGTATTGTGGTCAATGTGCTGTTGTGCTGCTGATGCCAAAACAATGTGCCAATGATGAGTGCAAAAAGATGAATGATGGTGCAGCAAACTTTTGTGGGTTTTGTGGAGGGAAGTTATGACTTTATTGAGGTGTCCTCGGTGTCAAGTTCAAGTGTCTGTTGCGAACAATTCAGGAGATTTTGAGCATGAATGCAATTCTGGTATCGCTGTTCTTGACCAAGAGGATGTTCCAATAATTGGACAGTGGTCAGATTATACGGGCTCTGATGTTTCTGTACGCACTTCTGCTGCTGATGTGCTTTATGCTGGGGCAGCAAATAAATTGCTTGGCACTGAAGCGTGGGTGAGAGATAATGCAAAGACTTATCCTCATACTCCGCGAGGAGCAAATGCTATAACAACACGAAAAAGGCAGCATGTTGAATATATTCCTGATGTTAATCATGTCTCTCAATCCTGAGGTCTTTCACAAACTCATATGGTCTCCCCCGACTGGTAAAAAGTGACGTTTTCTGTGGAAGACCTCGGGTAATTATATAATTTAGGTGTTAAATTATATAATTTATCAATTAAGTTTATATATTTCATTCAACAAAATATATTTTAATGGAAAATCCTATCAAGCGAGACGAAAAAGGACGCAAGATAATTGCTGAAAATGTTTCTTTAATTTTTGGTGCAACAATTCAGACTGAGGATGACAAGTGACTGATATAAAACCCATTAAGGTGAATGGCGTTGCTGTTCGTGAAGGCATTTCCCGCAATAGGATTAAATATACCGCAGAGGCACTTTCTAAGTTCTCTTCAACTTTGGCAAATAAGCCAATTCTCAAAGACCACGATGCAAGGGTTGATAACACCATTGGTCTTGTCACCCAGTCACATACTGTTGATGGCGGTAAAAGTGTCAGATATGAGGGCTGGGTCAAGGAAGATGGTACCAATGTGATTGAGCGTATCAAAGACGGACGCATTAAGGAAGTCAGCATAGGTGCCATTGCTGGACGGCTTGTGCAGGAAAGCGAAGATAGTGATGTGATGATTGCTGAAGACTTGCACGGTCTTGAGCTTTCTTTGACTCCTGTTCCCGGTGTTATGGGGACATCAATAGCGCAGGCACTTGAGAGCATGAGAAACGGCAAAAAAGTTTTGCCTATTTGTGAAAGTGTTGCTCTTTTCCAAGAGGTGGACGAAATGGATGATGAAAAAGATTACAAGTGTCCGGAATGTGGCAAGGTCATGTCTGCCGATAAAAAGGAAACTCACATGGCATCTCACAAGGAAGAGGAAGAAACTCTCAAACAAAAATACAATCATTCCAATGAGGTGAAACAGATGGCAGAAGAACAAGTACTGAAAGAGAAGCTCGCTACCCAGGAAGCTGAGGCAGTAAAGCTCAGGGAACAGGTTGCTGCTTTCCAAAAAGACAAGAAGGAAAGAGCCATTGCAGATTACAAAAAGCTCGCTGTTGACAAAGGTGTGCAGGAGCGGGATGTGTCTGCTCTGAGTGTTGAGGTTATTGAACTCTTGGCTGATGAACTCAGAAAGGTTTCAGTTGACAAGACCAGGGGACATGTGGGCAACTCAAGTGCAGTTGAGCAGTACAAGCTGACTGAGACTACCGCTTACCATAATGGTGCTGCCTTCATCGGTGAAGATGGCATTTTGTTTGAACGCCCAGTTGAAGGCGGTAAGGGGATTGCAATCACATGCGACCCATCAAAATTGAAAGCTGAAGGCGCAAGGTGGAGAATGTTCAAACATTCTGCTCCTATGTACGGAGGTGCTTAAATGGCAGCCGCAGGAATTGGTAATCCCGCAGGGGCAGTACAGGTTTTTGACTTTGGTGCACCGAAATTGATTGGTGCTAATGTCAGAAATGAAATCGTTTCTGGTGGTGTGTTTGTGTTTGGAAGCACAGCAAATGGTGTTGTGAGTTCCGGAACGAATGCTTTCTCTCCTGGAAGCGTCCTGATATCCAGAGACGCAAGCGGTGGGAAATTCAACGGCATCAATATGTTTACCACAGCAGTAAGTGGTGCTGCGACTGTAGCATTGGGTGGAGTGTTTATTCTCCAATGCGCTGGTTCGGTGATTGGTGGCTTCCCTGTAATGTGTGATGGCAATAACTCTGTACATACTTTGGGTAGCAGAGTTGTTCCAGATGCAGCAACAAACTGGGGACCAGCAGCATGCAAGATTGGTCGTGCACTGACTGATGGAGCATCAGGCGGATATGCGCTCGTCCATATCAATCCTTGAGGTGAAAAACATGGCACAACATCAATATATCAAAGAGTTGTTGACGACAGCAACAGGTACTGAGGGCACGCTTCTCATACCAAGAAAGATTTACGACACCATCATTGATGAGGCAGCCAAGAAGCTGATACCTCGCACTGAGGCAGCGTACTATTTTGGTCCTGGCGATATTCCAGGAAGCTCTCTTGACCTGAACTTGCTGACTGAAAACTCACTTGATGTCAGAATTGTGTCTGAGGGTGCTGAAGTGCCTCTTGACCAGGCAGAATACAGCAATACCAACCTCAAGCCCAAAAAGTATGGTGTGGCAATCCGCATCACAACTGAGCTTCTGGAAGATGCCAAGTGGAATCTCCTGCAGCATAATGTGATGCTTGCTGGGCGCAGGTTTGCAGAAAACGAAAACTCATTGACAGTTGTTGCACTTGATGGTGCGGCAAACACGGTGACTGGTGGAGCGGCAATAACCATCCCTAATATCACCAGAGCAATGCAGTTCTTGAATGATGCAGACAAAAACCCAACTTCATTTGCTGTAGGCATGGAAGTGTTGAATGACCTCAGAAACATTGACACTTTTGTTGACTACCAGAAGATTGGCAACACTGATATGCTGACAAAGGGCTATTTGGGCAATGTGTATGGAATGGGAGTTATTCCAGTTAGCTCGAATGCTGGCATGACTGCCACAAGTTCGTATGTGTTTGATAGAGACCATGCGTATGCTATCGCTGAAAAGCGGGCATTGACGGTGCAGAACTTTGACTTGCCCACTTACGATATGAGTGGTGCAGTGATTACGCACAGGATTAGTGTGACACTGATAAGGTCAAATGCAGTCGCAAAAATCACAACTACATAAGTGCTTAAAATCAGCATAAGCTGGTGAGGGCAGAGGGACTACAATGGTTGATACGGGAACAGGTTTTGCAGGAGTAAAGAGAAGCCACGGACTTTGGACAAATAAGGTTTTGCTTGGCGGCTCCGCCTATGACCAGACAGGCGGTGCTGTTGCAGAGATAGCAGTATCAGGAACAAATGTTACTGCATGGGTCAATGGTACTATATCTGGTGTGAATGCTGGATTTACTGGCTCAATTACTGCAAGGACAATCCTAAATGATACCGGAAGTCCGTGGAGCAATGGCATCACTTACCAGTTTACCTCACGGTCAAGCATCACTGGTGGCATGTGGGTTAGCTTATCTGGTCCGGGACTTGCAATGGGTTCTCCAGCTATAGTGGCGGCTCCTCCCATAGGCGTTGCTCTTGCTACTGTTGCCAGCAATGCGACGGTTTCTGTGCTGACTCAAGGCATTTATCCTTTTATTGCTGAAGGCACCATTGAAGCTGGTGATGTGGTGAAGCAAGGCGTTGGCGTTGCCATGAATACTGTAATGACTGCTGGTTCTCCTTCATATGGAGCAGTAGGACAGGCAATCACAAGAGGGGGCTCAGAAGCAACCATCTTGGTATATGTCGGTAAAGGAGCATCATTTTAACCCTCATCCAATATGAGGGGAGGGTCTCATGGTCAGAATACAAAGCGTTCCTTACATAAGCAAAATTACCAACACTCAGTTGTGGGTTGGTAGTCCTGCTGTGCCTTTGAGCGGGAGTGATATGGAAAGAAGCGAAATGCTTATTTCTGCTGTTGCTGGCAACACTTTGTTTATTGGCTCTGCTGGCGTCACGCAGGCAAATGGCACTCCTCTCCCTGTCGGTGACCAAATAAGTATTCCTATTGCTGGCAGCGTGTTCTTATGGGGAGTTGGCAGTGGAGCGGGAAGTGTTGATGTAAGAATAATTGAGTGGGCATAATGCTGGGACGTGTACAGGTAAAGCGGAGTGGGAATGTGATTGGTCAAGATGTGACTTTTAAGATGTCTGACCGAGCAGGAAGCGGTAAGACAAAATTCCAGGATAGTGATGGTGCCAATGCGGCATACTTCGACTCACAAGGTAATCTTTTCCTGAGAGGTCAGGTAAGGAGAATCACATGAAATGGAACAGATTATTATTGCTGGTATTGGTAGCATTAGTGTGCTCATATACCATTGGTGCTATTGGCACCTTTGAAAATCTTGCTCCTTCCGGAGTGACTCAGGAGAATTATGCCATTCTTGCAACGTCAGCGGTAAATTTTAGTTTCAATCTTAATGTGACTGGTATTCCTCTCAATGCGGGCAACACTTTGAATTGTACAGTATATAACCGCTCAAGTTTCAACAGCAATTTCAGCAAACTGTTTCCTGAACTGAATGTTACTAATGCGACGTTTGTCAACGTCACAAATTTTACATTGGCAGAAGGCAGGACATACTGGTATTGGAATTGCTCAACAACAAATGCGAGTATAAGTGATAACGGTGTTCACAATCAGTCATTTCTCAGCACAGAACGTATTGTGGATATTGACCTTGATTATTACACATTGACTCTTGGCACTGACCCAGTCATCAATTTTAGTCTTGATAAAGGCAATGCTACATTTAAAAGTGTGGTGACTGCCTCTGCTTTTGTTGGTGATGGGAGCAGATTGACTGGTGTAATAAATACTTCTGTCTGGAATTCAACATCATCTGCTCTTACTCCAAATAAAGCGAGCAGAAATATCACGATGTATAATGGAACGTCATTTTCAACAATAGGGTGGATAAATAGTTCTTGTTTCGGATTTACTCTGACCTCTGGTACAACGATAATGTTCAATAACTTGACATGTCTTCCTTAAAATGGTAAATGTAAAAACAATCGGAGCATATGCGAGCATCCCGCTATTGGCAGCAGTACTGATATTGGCAGGTATGAATGTACAGCCAGATGCAACACACCAATGTGATAGCACCAAGAAGCAGGCATATTGTTTTGCCTTATCTGGTGGCAAGAGCACTTTATGTTATCAGAACCCAGCCAAGACAAAGAGTGTAAGGTGTGTAGAGGGATGGAAACTCAAAGCTCCTGTACCTGAAACTATAACTCCTGCTTGTAATCCTACAGTGTTGGCATACAACAACAACTGCGATACAGGAGTACTTGACAAATATATCTGTGATGGTATTGGTCCTGATGCAATATGCAAAAATACGAAAGACTTATTGTCAAACCTGGGATGATAGCAAATGGTAACTATGTCAGCAGGCAGTATTGCAGACCAGGTGTATAATTCAATTCCTAATATTCCTGTGGCTCTTTCTGGTACTTTACCCAATATTGTTGACCAGCAGATTGGTTTTGTAAGTGATAGGACAGGACTGACTATCGATAGTGCGAATATCCAGACGCGAGTACAATCAGCTGTGTTTCAGTTTTCTATGGCATCAGCACTTAAAGCCATGCATCTACAGGCGGGAGAGACAAGTGTTGGTGGAGAGATAAGCATCGGTGCTGCCGCCTTAAATAGCGCAAAGATGTATGAAGAGCAGGGCATGAAAGAACTAAATAGCATTGGTGTAAAATTGCGGGTGTATAAGGCATATGGGTAAAGTATTCAAGAAACTTATGAAAAAGGTGAAAAGCATGGTTAATGAAAAGAAATTGCCAAAGAAATTGCCAAAGTTTGTCCCAAAAGAAAAGGATAAAACTGTTGTTGATATTGTGAAAACAATAACTGCTGTACCAAGTGTGTCATCTGTCTCTGTGGCAAGCTTTGTGTCATGTCCACGATGTGGTGAGGTGACTGGGTTTGTCAATGTTAAGGGCTCTGACTTCAAATGCAGCAGATGTGGCAGCGGCTATTCTGGGTTTCCACCACCTAAGAAAGAGTGATGAGAAATTGCGACTACAAACTTATCTGGACTGCGCCTTGCATCAGATGTGATGCTTACTAATATAGGCACTGCTCTCCAGATTAAGTATTTCAGCAGGACTTTTGGGGGAGCAGGAAGCTATTATGATAATGCTTCTCTTGCTGTGAGTGGCACTTCAACAGGATATTGGACTTCTGGCATCAAAATGAGTTTAAAAAACAAGGGACAAGATGCTTTCCTGATGGCTCAGGGCACTTTGCTTGAAGATGATTCACGCTTAATGGTGCTTGGCAATGTTGATACTAGTGGCACATTTAAGGTTGGTATTGGCTCACCGCCAACAAAGTTTTATGCTCCAATTGTAACTGGTCCCGGACATAGAGATTTTAATGAAAGTCCTGTTTACAAAATTGTGTATATGCGCTTTTTACCGACAGGAAGTCTGGCTGGTGAATAAATGATACAAATAATCATCAGAAACAAACTGGGAAAAAAACTTGACTTGCTTGAGAGCAAGAAGGCAATATTTAACCAGGCAATTCACGAGGCAGGATTTATGGTTGAGGATGCAGTTGCGGCTGATATTCAGGCATATCCGTCTGTTGATACGGGAGTATTTGCTGCAAGTGTGTCAACAGATACTTCTGTGCCTTACCAAACAAGAGTGTTTACTGATGTGCCTTATGCCAAGTTTCTTGAATATGGTACATCTCCTCATTTCGTTAAGCCAAGAGTCAAGGAAGCATTAAGGTGGAAAGGTGCTGATGGCTGGTTTTTCAGCAAAGGACATATGGTTGGTGGCATTAAGCCACGACGGCACTTTGCGAGAACGGCAATGGCTATGAAAGATAAGGTTGTTGAGTTTATCAGGCAGAAAATGGCAACGCCAAAAGGTGCTGAATGATAAATTATATAATTAATCAATTACTTTTAAATATAGTGAAAATAAGATATATGCATACTGATTATGCACGCTCTGTTTTGGACAGAGTTGATGCTCCAAGCGAGGATTTGATATGACAATAAGCCAAGTGAACACTTCAACTTTTATTTCTGATACGATTATCCTTCTCAGGACTGAAGTACTGAACAATATCAGCGACCCAATCTCAGCCCAGCGCAGCAACGATGAAAAGTTCTGTGTCACTTCTTATGCAGAACGGCACACAAAATATCCAATTGTGACAGTTGTGGATAGGGGTTTAACTGAGTGGGAACAGGGAGGTATGCAGAGCACTGTTAGCATTCAGCGGTTTGGCATTGAGATAAGAGTGTGGGCGAGAAATGTAAAGGAGCGAGATGAGTTGTCACAGCAGATTTTGGATAGGTTAAGAGGAAGGATACTGACTTTTTCAAGTACTGAAAAACTACATGGATTTAAGATTGATGGCACAACTAATGTGGATGAGCCAGGTGCTGCTGGTGTAAAAAGTAAGATTATAAATATTTCTTTCATGGAGATACTTGGTGAAGCGTAAAATGTTTAAAAAAATATTAATGGAGGAGGATTAACATGGCAAGAGGAGTGGCCACCCAAAACAAAATTGTAGGTCTTTACGAAAGTGGAACTTATGGGGCAGTATCAGGAAACTTTTGGCCAGACTTGGTCATCAGTCACAATGTTGAACCGCGGGAAGGCATAATAGTCTATCCTTATATTGGTGGAGTAGGCAGAGATGTTGACAGGTTTGATGTTACCAATATCAATTTCCGTGGTCAACTTGTTGTGAGACCTCAAAGCATGAGATGGCTGATGTTTGCTCTTGGTAGTAATGTGGATGCTGGAAGTCCATCACCTTATACACATGTGTTGTCAACAATCAACAATGATGTTGGCAATGCAAACACAAGCGGAACATTAAATCCTTTCATCTCTTTTGGGATTGAGGAGAGTAATGCTGTCCCAGGAACAGGCACAAACTTTGTGCGCACTATTAAAGGTGCCATTGTTGATGAGTTTGAGCTTGCAGGAGAGCAGGGACAGCCACTAACAGCAACAATAAACTATATTGCCACCTCAGGAGCATGGAGTTCTGGTACACCAACAGTTTTCAACAACTTTTCGTACGGTACCAGCTCAACGACAGGAAGCATAACAGACAGACCGTATATCTTTAATGATGTTGTGTCTCACATTCCTTCCGGGACTGTGTTTGAGACAATGACTGCGTTTAAGTTCAAGACGAGTAATCATCTCATTGAGAGAAGTTATCTGGTGGGAAGCCGGAATGATGCCGCACCCCAGCCAGACCAGAGAGACATATTGCTTGACTTGACCTTTGATGCGCAAAGCGAAAAGTGGAAGACATTATATGAAAATTACTATGTCGGTGGCAGTAGCTTTAATGCCATGTTGTTTGTTAATGCCAGTACAGGAAGCAGGGACAATGCCATCATCCTGAGTGGATGCCGCATCCTCGACCCATTTGAATCACCGCTTGAGGTTAGAGGGATTAATCAGCATGTAGTGCATATTCAGGCAACATCTGTGATTGGTAATGTGAATGATTTGCTGATGCGCTATAATCCGTGGTGAGTGGTGAGTGGTGGTGACTGAATGGCTGATAGCGATGTTGACATTATTTTGCGAGGTGCAGGAGTAGAGACAGTTGATGTACTTAAAGCTAAAGTCCAGGAATTGCACGGTTCTTTAGATAGTTTAGATAAAAGTGGCAAGAGAGCATCTACTTCTATGGATGGTCTGGCAAAGAAGATGACGACATTAAATCCTCGTCTAATAGCGACCAGATTAAGTGTTACAGCATTAGCGTTTGCACTTCTTAATCTTGCAAGAAATGCCGATAAGGCGGTAATAGCAATGGATAATCTCGATGAAGCAACAAGAAAAAATGCTGAAGGATATGGTTTGTTAAAAAAAGGATTTAGTGACCTTGGCGCTACCATTCAATTTGTGCTTGTTGGTTCGATAGGTAGAATGATTAATGACTTTACTGCGATGATAAGTAAGTGGAAAGGCATGACCAATGAGCAAATAAATGCACAGCGGCAGATGAAAGCATATGGCGAAACAGTCAGTAAGGTCAGCAAAGAGCAAGATAAACTAAATTTAAAGCTTCAAGATGAGATTGATTTAATGAAAGAGCAAGACCCAATAAAGAAAGCTCTGCTACAAAATTCTCTCGAGTATTCAAATGCTCTCCTTGACCTTACAGCAAAGTTTGATGTGAATAATAATAAGATGGTTGATAGCTTTGAGATGACAAGGGAATATACTCAAGCACAAGACTTGTTGAAGCAGAAATTCAAGCAGACAAGTGAGCTGATAGCTATGGAAGTATTGACTAATTGGGATGCTTATATTGCGAAATTAAACGAGGCAACAAGTGGTAACGATAACATGACAGAAAGCCAAAAGGCAATGTATGACCAGGCAGCAGAACTTACTACTCAGCTCGATGCTTTGAAATCGTTACTCGATGCTGGAAAAATCACATTTGAGGAATATGCACAACGTGTTCGTGAATCTCAAGAAGCAGTAATGAAACTTGGTGAACAGGCACAAAAGCATGTCAAGACGCTTGCTGACTTTAATGCTGAAGGCATCAAGTTTATAAATCTCAGTGGTGGTCGAGCGTTAAATACAGCTACTGGTCAGACCGGACGATTTAAAGATGGACAGTTTGTGAGTTCATTTTCTCCAGCTAAAGAAAAAACATCTGCCGATAAACAATCTCAAAAATCGCAGACAGGTGGCTGATGGTACTCAGTAGTACAATCACCTTCGGGTCGTTGACGCTTGATGGCGGCTCGCAGGGTAACTATATTGAGTCGCTCGATGAGGCAAAAGTGCAGGGTAGTATTAAACAGAGATTTAACGATGTTGTAATAGTACAGGAAATACCTGGCAGAGCAAAGGAGTGGCTGTTGACCATCAATGGTGTGTTGGCTGGTAGTACGAGAGATGCCAATAAGGTAACACTTATTGGGTATGATAATGGCTCTGTGCGCAACCTGACTGATGGTGAGCATGATGGCAATTATGTAGTGCTGTCGGTTGTGTTCAGGAAAAGAAACAATCCAAAGACAGTGTATCCTTACCAGCTTACAATAAGACAATACACGCAAACGCTCCCGTAAAATGGTAGCTTCAAAAACAAAGTATATTGGATATGGAACTGCTTTAACTTCTATTATAGCTCTGCTTGGTTGGATAGTTGCTTCTCCATACTTTTCTATTCAGATGGAAGGGGACAAAACATGCGCAGGAACTTTTGAAGACCCGTGTGAATGGTATTACAATATCACTCTTAAAGAAGTCAATACTTACTATTTCCAAAACAAGAACCATACTAATATGGTTTTTGTTCCAGATGTTAAGTCGAGCTATAACTGCAAAAAAGATAATAGATTTACTGGAAAGTCAAGATTAAACAGAGAACAATATCCATGCGGTGTCGGTTTTAGAGAGTTTAATTGGTCGGAACCACTTACAAATAAATACGGATATGTAAACAAGTTTATCAAGAATGAGAAGCAGGAGTTTAAATTAGTGGTTTTTAAGAACAATCCAAGCGATAAGATTAAGTTTGGTGGAGAATTGTTTGATAAGAATATAGACCCATATTTTCTTCCTAAAATGGATTGGTCATACATTCAGGAATGCACCACCATCACCCCTACTGGAAGCCATCTTGAGCCTATTGTGGGGCAATGCAGGGGGGATAGGGGTTTTACCTTCATCAACAACCAGACGGGGCAGAATGAGAGCAGGACGCAACCCTACACTTATTCCTGCATCACTGAGCAGAGAGTGGTGCAAAAACCGGAAGTCAAGGAGTGCAGGAACATCGGCATCTCGATGGGGGGCGATGAGTTCTATTGGGAGCCTTACAATTACCGCAACTGCAATGTCTTTAGTGGCCAGATATGCTGCGCCAAGGAAAGCCAAGCCAATGATGATGCGATATGGCAGAGCGGAGAGGGATGGTGCTGCCTTGATGAGAACTACGCCTGCACATCAGGAAGCGTCTCCGCGACTTCATGGACGAGGAAGGATGATGCCGCGCTGAAGCTGGACTCGGAAAGGGAGAGAGAGAATCAAAAAAAGGTGGTGAGACCGTGAAGCAGGAAATCCTATCGGGATTGGCCGCAGCATGCCTGGCGTATAACACTCCAAGCCAGGACATAATCAAGAATTCTGTGGACGCCGTGGTGTTCAACAAGACCATCACCTATGAAAAATCTGATGAAAAGACGATAGAGAATGAGTCGAGGGGAGCTGGGTTCGTCATGGGCAAAAGATACTACACAGTAGACCACGTTGTCTCTCAATATGAAAAAGTGTATAGGACTCCAGTGATGAATTTGACTATCCCAATAGAAAGGGAGAAAGAAATCACTTCCATAGACGACATACCTCTTGAGGAAATCGTGAACGACAAGAACGCCGATGTTGCGGTTTTCAGGCTCCCAAAGGAATTATGCGCAAAATACTGCAACGACCTCGCTTATTCGACGGAACCGCTTGAGATAGGCCAGCAGGTCTATTTTATCGGCAATCCGAACAATACGGGCAAGGTGTTCAGGATGGCGAGGATAGGAAGGTTGGAGTCCGAGCGCATGAAGGGAGAATATGCCGGTGCTATCGGCCTTGACACTTACATCATTCCAGGCGATTCTGGCTCTCCAGTGTTCAACATGCAAGGGAAGATTATTGGAGCAATCCAGGCATTTTCTGGAGGCATGGGATACTTCAAGCCCATAAAGCAGTTTATCGAGGCTGTGCGATGATACCGCTTGAGTCCCTCGTACAGTCGCAGAGAGTGAAACTGCACAAGATAGGCATAGATGCAAAAACAAAAGAATACCACCTGCTCCAGAATAGGCTTGTGCTTTATGAGAGGGGTGAAAATCTTTGGGTGCTGGCGAAGGACAATTATAGCTACAAAGTGATATTCATATACGATAGGAACTGCGAGTACAATCTGTTCAGATGAAAAAAACATATATGATTTGGATTATTGCATTCGTTCTCCTGCTCAGCCCTGCCTATGCTGCTATGCTTGGAACCAACACCACTTTCGGAGGGAATAGCAATCCTTCAAGCATCTGCACAAATTATTCACAAAATTTTATCGTTGGTGGGCTTATGCCAGATGCCACAACAATCTGCAATCCTTTCAACGGTGCTAATTGGACACAGACTATCACATCTGGAACTGCATCTATCTTACGTTCAACGACACAAGTGAACCTCACTAATAGTGTTGAAGAAGGTGATGACATCATAGATGCTTTTGTCTCTTCAGGCAAGGAGATGAACCAGATTGGGTTAGGAACAATGTGCGATGTTACAGTATGGTCAAAAGAAGCAACACCGACCTCGATAGGATTAGTGGTGTATCGTCCTTCTGACCTTACAGGGGAACATCCATGCGGAAATGCAGGTGCAGCAGATGTGAGATGTGCTGGTCTTCTTGGTGGAGGAGGCAATGCCAACAAGATATGGGTCAGGTCAAGCAATGCTGCATGGCAGAACACCCCAACACCAACTTATATTCAAGTAAATTTGAGCATCAATTTCACATCATTGAACAACATTCGAGTGTATATCAATAACACCAACACTTTTGTCGAGAATACTGGTTCACTTAGTGCTACTCTCTACAATCTGAGCTTTATGAGATATGACTCGACTGGAACAGCAGTTTTTGAAAATTTAAGATGCTATAATGGGACGACTGGAGCACCACAAGTGGCAGTAGCACCGCCACCAGACATCGCTCCTCCAAGAATAGATTGTCTCAATTTGACAAGTGAAGGAGGTAATGGTCAATATTTTTATTGCGATTCATCGGGGATAGATAACAGGGAGACCAACGTACCACGGACAAATGACACTACTTTCACAACTATAACCAATGCCAGCGAATCTGCGACTTGGCACATCATCAACAACGAGACGAGGGAAGTTCAGGACTGTGGAACGGGGCAAAAAGTCACTTGCACATGGGGTGGAGTGCCGTTCACGATAGGTGTGCATAATATCACCTTCAATGCGACTGATTCTTCTGGAAACACCAATATCACGCAGGCGAAGGTGAATATCACCGACCCAACGAGTACGAATGTGTTTTTCATCTCAAATGCAACCTATTACAAGGAGGAGGTAAACAACACTTTCAATGTGTATCTTAATGCGACGGACAACTACGACGGCGTCTTCAATCTGACAGTAGCACTCAATGGAGCAACCAATTACACCAACAACACT